AACTAGGAACTGCTGTACCACCTTCTGTAGCTCTAACCACCATCCAGTCTGTAGGTTGTAAGATACCAGCAGCTTGTGCGTTAATATTAGAAATGTGATTTTTACGTATACCTGATTGTTTAACTTCACCTTCAGTTCCTAAACCATCGGTTTCGTCTTGAGCTGTAAAAAGTACATCATCTAAAGGTAAAGCTGTAGCTGTACCGTATGAAGCAACTACTACATTTGTATAGTCTATACTATTAATTGTCACACTTGATTTAAAAGCAAATGATTGATTAGTATTAATGTAATACTCTTTATCTTTTAAGTTTGTATTGTCTACTACAACTTCATAAATCCCTATAGCTTCTAGTTCTGAAGAACTCCAAAGCATAAAGATATTACTAGGATAATTTACATCACCTATGGTTAAACCCTTAGGTCTTGCATAGACCTGTGTTACGTTATTTGATTCTACTAAAGCCCACATAATTTACCTCGCTGTTGTTGGGATTCCTGTTGATGTTGTGAATGGATTTTCTGCAAATGCCATGTAGATGTATGTATGGTCGTTAAAATTAATATTATTATCATCTCTACACTTAAAACCATTACTTAAAAAATCTATATTTTTTGTTGAACTTGAACCTTGAGGGTCGGCTGTATTGGCGGTAAAATAATCATCCATTACATTTGATGTGCTTCTAGCAGAATCTATAATATCCCAAGACATACTTGCTTGTGTTGATTTTATCATTAACCATCTAGGTTTAAATCCAAGATAGACAAATGTACCATTGTCAGATGAATTTCCCCTGTATGAACCAAACTTACTGTAGCCTTGTTTTTCTGCAAAGCAGTAGGCTATATAGTCCTCACCGCTAGTATTTGTTTGTACAACTGAGCCACCGCCACTTCTAATAGAAAAAATTGTTGAAGTGCCACGACTACCAGCGTTTGATAAAACTCTGCCTTGCGTACTATCACTTATTCCGTCAGTGGTATTTAGTTCTAAAGAATGGTTTGCATCTACACCTTCAGACCAAACTACCCAATTTACTGCTGCATCTCTATTTTTAACTATTACAGCATTTGCTCTTACACCTAAACCATGTCCTATAGTTTGGTCAGAAGTAGAGCCATTACCTGTATAAGTAACAATGCTAAATCCTGCATCTTGATTGACTTGTACGGTTGAATTAATATCTCCATTCGTATCACTAGCTGTCGTACCACCATTGGCTTTCCATTGCCAAGCTACATAACTTTCTCCATTATCGTTTTCTGTATTACCAGAAGCTGTTCTAAAACCATCTGTATAAAAATTTAAAATACCATTTGTACCAGTATCTTCTGCACCTGTATTATCTGATTCAAGTCGTTTCTCTGCTCCTCTTGTAGTGTCATACCAAAAATGTGTTTTAGTTGTACTTCTACATTTACCCCAAATAAAATCGGGTGCTAAATCTGAATTACCATCGTTGGTTATAGTATTAAAACCAGCATTTCCTGTGTATAAAGCAGTTTGAAAGTATGCTGATGGGTCGTCTATATTTGTATAAGCTGCCATTTATCCTCCGTACTCCGCTAAGTTTTTAGTGCATAAGGCGTAGTAGCCTGATGGGGGTGCGTATTCAAAAGTTCCGTAGCCATTGGCATCTGTCGCTGCACTTGATGGTGTCCATACTGAATAGCCACCAAAGTTATATTGACATTCATCGTTAATAGTTCCATGAAAAGGTACGACCATTTTATTTGCTGCATCAAATATAGAAGTATTAGCAACACCACTTTGCAATGTTCCATTACCATAAATACTTATTTGGTTATCGTCCATGTTTAGTGCTATACCTATAATATCTCCTGCACTATGAAAATCTGTAAAGGCATCAAGAGAACCTGCGGTAATACTACCTCCATTAATATATTCAATTCTTGCAGCATTTATATTAAAATTAAAAGTAGAATTAATTTGGTGTGGGTCGCTTGAAGCTAAAACATTATCACCATCATCAACAGCACTTACACCTATGTAATGTGAACTTTGTTGGGTAAGTTTTACTTCCCAATACCACTTACCTGCTGTTACTGCAAAAGTTCCAAATGCACCACCAACACCACCACCTGTATTATCTCCAAAAACTGTTCCACCATCAGTAATTCCATTGGTTGTGTATTTAAAATTTACAAGAGGGTTAAGTGTGCAAAAATTATTAGTCGGTGTGTCAGTTGCTTGGTCTATTGCTGTGATAGCACCTTCTGTCCAGTCATTACCATTACCACTTTCATCATCACCTAAGTCTGAAGCATCTGCGAAGTCTAAATAAAATCCATTAGTTCCATAAGAACCTGTATATTCTTTAGGAATCCAAATACCAGTATCACTATCAAACTCACCAAACTCTGTTGGTGCTAATGCTTGACCATCAATTAAATTTGCTTCTGCCATATAGCCACTAAACTTTGAACCATAATTACTATATTGACCAATTCTATGAACAGTTGCTTTGTTCATACCTGTATCATCATTTCCATCTATATTTTCATAAGTGTCATTTGAAAAAGATGTTTCTCTTACACCATTTATATAAAGTTTTAATCTATCAGCAGCAGTACTGTCTGTTGTATCACAAGCTATAACAGCATGATACCAAGCCGAAGTGTCTCTAAACATTCTGTTTGTTGCCATAAAAAAATTTGTACTAGCAGACCTAAGATTTAACCAAGCTGTATCATTAGTTTCAAAATACATATAAGTATCTAATGCAGCTATAAGAGTTTGAGAAGCACCTAGTTCAGTTCTTTTAAACCAAATACTATAAGTCCAAGTTTTCATATTTCCATCAGAACTCGGTGTTCTATATAATTGTTCTGAATTATCAGCTTCAAATTTAATAGAGTTATCAATCTGATAAGGACCAGTAGATACACTTCCACGATTAGCTGTACGTTGTAATACTTCCATAGATTATTAAGTTTGTGCCATGTTTTGAGTTCTGCCTATTTCTTGCCATACAGACCCATTATATCTAAATGCAAATATATCTGTTTTATTGGCTGTAGCAGTAACTGTAGGAGCTGTACTTGCTGCAAATTCAAATACTGTATTCCAAGCAACTGTCCTAGCTGTACCACCTTGAGCAATCTCAATACTAATAATAGCTCCCTCTACTGCATTACTTGGTGCAGATATAGTTGTGTTTTCACTAGTACTATAATATGCATTAGCTGCTGCTGCAGCATCCCAAGCTGTTGCATTAGAACTTGAACTAATAGCTACTTGAGAAATGTTTGCTGAAGTTTGACAAGTTACTACACCTGAAGTATTTAATGTTCCATCAATGTCTGTGTTGTCTAAGTTTGCAGTTCCGTCTACATCTATGTCTCCAGATATATCTAAAGTAGCTGCATCAAGCTCACCAGTAATAGTTATATTCCTACCACCAGTAATGTCTTTATTGGAATCTGTAATGATAGCTTTACTTGCGATAACTGTACCGTTTGTAATACCATCTATTAAATTAATATCTGTAGCACTTGCAGTAACACCGTCTAGGATGTTTAACTCTGCAGCAGTGGACGTTACATTTGTACCACCTATATCAAGTGTAGTCATTGAAACTTCACCGGCTACTGTCAATACTCCATCAGCTAGAGTCATTAAATCTGTATCAGAAGTATGCCCTATTGTTGTACCATTAATAATTACATTGTCAACAGTAAGCGTTGTAAGAGTTCCAAGACTTGTAATGTTTGATTGTGCTGCACCTGTAACTGTTGCTGCAGTTCCTGAAGCGTTTCCTGTTACATTACCTGTAAGTGCTCCTGCAAAAGCTGTTGCAGTTAGTGTTCCTGAACTTGGATTATAAGTTAAATTACCATCTGACTCTAAACCTAAATTACCACCGTCTACATCACCACCTGCTGTAAATACAACAGCATTTTCTTCGTTTGTACTTTCGTTGTCTGTTATCGTAACTGTAGTTGCAACAGCAGCAGTACCTGTAGTATCTTGGTTAAGTGTACCAATTGTAAAGTCTAGTGTGTTGTCAGCATCTTGATAAGCAACTGTAATTCCTGATTCAGTATTACTTGTTACCATAGCACCCACTGTATCAGAGATAGTTTCTGCTAATGTAACACCACCAATAGTTATAGCATCAGCTTCTAGCGTACCATCAATGTCTGCATCGCCTGAAATATCTAAACTAGTAGCATCTAATTCTCCTGCTACAGTTACAACACCACTTGATAAAGTTATTAAATCAGTGTCACTTGTATGTCCAATTACTGCACCATCAATTACAACATCATCAACTGTTAAAGATGTAAGAGTACCAAGACTTGTAACATTGGGCTGTGCTGCATCAACAACAAAATCAAGAGTACCATCAGAATCTTGATAAGTTATTGTTATATTTGTTTCGGTGTTAGAACTAACCATAGCTCCAACAATGTCTTGTATTTGTTCAGTGGTTGGTATTTCAGAAGTTATTGCTAATGTTCCTGTTGTAACAGGCAAAGTAGCTGTAACATTTCCTGAGTATGCACTATGGGCTGCAGCTTGTAGTCTAGTATAATGAGCATTAGATGATTCACAATAAAAATCTACATAAGACTGTGTACCACCATTTTTAATTGCAATAGCACCTTGAGATATTGCTACTCCATTTGTAGAGCCACCAGCAACACCTAATGTTCCTGCAACAGTAGCGTTAGTATCTGCTGTTAAAACACCAGTAACATCTAACGTACCTGCAATATCTATGTTAGTATCAAGCATTGAACTAACAATAGAGTCAGCACCGATTACAAAATCTAATGTATTATCTGAATCATCGTAAGTTACAGATATACCTGTTTCAGTATTAGAGCCAACCATAGCTCCTACAGTATCACTAATTGTTTCTGCTAACGTTACACCTGCTATTGTAATTGCATCGGCTTCTAAAGTTCCGTCAATATCTGCATCACCACTAATATCTAAGGTAGCAGCATCAAGTTCTCCAGAGATTGTGATGTTTCGTCCACCAGTAATATCTTTGTTAGAGTCTGTAATAATAGCTTTACTAGCTATGACAGTTCCGTTAGTTATACCATCTATAAGGTTTATATCGGTTGCACTAGCTGTAACACCATCTAATATGTTTAGTTCTGCTGCAGTTGATGTAATGGCTGTACCATTAAAGTTAATAGCATCTGCATAAAGAGTACCGTCAAAGTATCCATCTTTAAACTCTAAAGAGCTAGTACCTAAATCTATATCGTTGTCTGTAACAGGTACAATAGCACCATCGGCTATGTATAACTGTTGTACAGAACTACTAGATACTTCTACATAAAACTCAATGTAGTTATTTGATGTATCTATTAATACTTTATTGTTTGGAGAAGTTTCTCCTGCATCTCCAATCAATCCTATAACTGGACCTTCAGCAGAAGTACCATCATGTGCGTGACCTGATGTGTTGCTAAAAGCATTTAAAAGTTGATTGTATTCGTTATTGAATAGTGCAGCAGTTATTGTGTCTCCATCTGAAAACGAACTCTGTCTTATGTACCCTGCCATTTGTTTATCTCCTACCTGAAGGTATAAAATCTATATATAAACCATTTATCTTGTATGGTGCTTTTGTATCCTCTGTAACAACTGTAAAATTATTACTTGTACCACTTCCTTGTACTGGTATTCTTATCATTGGTGCTGCTGTTCCTCCAAATACGTTAGTATTAAATACAGCTTCTGCAAATATTGCAGGTGAATTAACTGTACCAAAAGAAAAATCACTTGCTGGTTGTGGGATATCTTGACTGTTAAAGTCGTATTTAATTTGTAGTGCTGGAGTTACAGTTCCTTCTGCTGAACAAGAAACTCTAACATAGTGTAAAGTTTTTAAAGTTCCTAAGTCTCCGTAGTCATAGTCTGGTGTGGCATATCTAGCAAGTATGTTAGACCCATTAAAGTCGTTACCTGAATCGTGTACAAGCACATAGCCATCAGTATCACCGTGAAAATATTTTTCAACACCATCGTTATTAAATCCAGCTCCTATACTGGTTACTTCTATTCCTCTTGTTTCTGACCACTCAAACCCGTTTGGTCTAAGTGTTCCTATAATTCCTTCTTGTTGTGCGTTGATAACTGTTGTATTTGTGTAAAATAATCTATACTGAGATTTTTCTCTAATGACAACACTTGATATTACAAACTTGTCAATGTTTTCTGCTAACTGTGTAATAATAGGTTGTATAGCTTTACTAACTGTACCTAACTCAACGTCTCCAATTCTTGCAGTACCAGCAACTGTTCTTAGTCCATCGGGTGCTAAGAATATAAGGTCACCACCTATCTCTTGGATACTGTAACCTGATAGACACCCAATGTTTTTTGCCACTGGAATTACCACTGCTGTACCGTTTATATCTTGTAGCTTAAATATACTGTTTCTACAAAATATAAAAAGTTCATTACGGAAGCTTTTAATTCCTACTATTTGGTCTGACAAGGTTATAGAACCTGAACCAGTACCATTAAAAGTTGTAGGGTCTAATAATGTACTATAAAAAACTGTACTAAGATTATCTTCTACACCTGCAACAATTAAATGTTTATCGTGTATTTCAGAGTGTGTTGCAAACTTAGTGCTTGTTACAGTAATTTCACCACTAAAGTATGTTCTAGTATTAATGTTAGAACCTGTACCTTCCATTCTAAAATAGTAAGGTTTGTTAGCTCCATCACAAATTACTAGAAGTCCATAATCATATGTAGGTCCTTCAAACAATGAAAAGCTAATTTTACCTTGACCTGTTCTAGTAAGTGTACTACGACCTGTAAAGGCTGTGTAGTTATCTCCACTAGCATCTACAGAACTTCTGCTTATGTTTAACCAACTTGTACCATCTTGACTAAAAAATATGCCTGTCGATGCACAAGCTACAACACCATCTCCATAAGGTATTACCCCATGAATAGTATCAGCATC